CGATTCTCAAACAAGCCTCTGAACCCAAAGCGAGAACCGATAAGATTACAAGTTACGTACGACCTACGCACAACCACAGCACTAAGCGACCAAACACCATGCCAATACATTCGACACCAATGCGACTACAGGTTTTCAAAAACCTAGTCTTCTTGCAACGTTTGAACAAGACCAAGATCCAAGACTTTGGAGACTGGAAATGGGACAACGACGCGAAGATCAGACGCGATGAATGGCTAATCAAGATGATTCGCCGTCACTATGTCGAAGCAGATGTGCAGAAGATGCTAACGAACAGACGAAGCAACGGGACACCCGAAGCAGTAGTCGAAGATTTCATGAAGAATGAGTTCGAAAGACATCACATTGTGAGAGACCAACACTATGAACGAGCACTCAGAGTAGTCAAGGAGCAAATGAGACCAAACCGGATTTTACATCCAGTGGCTTTCCCTGACCTCAGAGCTTACCCCGCTACACTTAATGTGTCAGCTGAGCTTCCGTGGACCAACCCGGATTACGTATTTCATCCTCAAGGACGAGATGTGGATCTAGAGTCTGGAAAACCAAGAACGGAAACCGCTAACAGATTGAAAAAGTGGAAGAACGGAGTCAAAGTACCAGCCTACCTTAGATGGAAGCAGGAACTAGAGCTAATCAAAGACAACGGTACATCATATCACAATCTGTACAACGAGATTTTCGATACGAATCGATTACTCATTCACCAAATCAAACACGGAGAAGCACCCTTTTGGAAGGATGGCAAGCCCATTCCTTATGAAAGACTCAAGTTACACTTGCGCACTCACGTAGTCGGTGAAGACCAACCGGACAAAGTTCGAGCTGTTTTCGGAGCACCAAAGCTTCTACTTCATGCTGAACTCATGTTCATTTGGCCACTGCAGGCAACCTACCAGAATACAAAAGCTGGAAGGCTCTTCTGGGGACGAGAGATCGGAAACGGAGGATGGAAAAAGTTACTAAATGAGTTTCACACAGCAAATGCGAACACTTATATCTCAATGGATTGGAGCCAATTCGACAGGAGGTTACTTCACGAGCTAATCGATGATGTTCACCTTATCTGGCGCGACTACTTCGATTTCACGAGCTATGAGCCTACTAAGCAGTATCCAAACGGAGAAGTGAGTCAATTCAAGATCGACAATCTATG